TAGGTGAATATGAACATAGAGATGATGTTTACAATGTACATTATACCGAAGGCGGTCCTTGGTTTAATGAATACAACACTTGTGATTATTCATCTGATTGGTTTTTAAATTACCAAGAAACTGTAAAGATTAATTTAAAATAATGTTAGTAGGTTTTGGAACAAGAAATTTATTAGACGAAGTTGTTAAACCTTTTGTAGAAAGAGAAGGTGGCAAGTTTTGGGATCCAAAACTATTTGGTGGTAAACCTGTAGGTCCATTAGAACAAAGTTTATGGCCTGGTTTTGATATGAATGAATTTTTAAAAGAAAAAAATGATGTTGCAGTATTTGGTATATTAAGAGGTACAGAAAATTGGTTAAACAAATGTAAACAATTAAATTTAAATTATTATTATTTTGACCACTCTTATTTCTTTAAAGCACACGGTCATAGACCAAATGAAAGAACTCTTTTAAGAACATATAGATTAACTAAGAACGCAGAAAATTTAAATAGAATTGTAGAACTAGATGATGAAGATAAAATAAGAATAGAAAAATATAGATTACAACATAAAGAAACATTTAGACTTAAAAATATACCAAGAGGTGGCCATATTTTAATTATACCACCAACAGATTATGTATGTAGATATTATAAGATTGATAGTCCTGAAACTTGGATTAAACAAACAAAAGAGAAAGTCAGACAGTGGTCAGATAAAGAATTTATTGTCAGACCAAAAACTGTTGATAGACCATTAGAAGAAGATTTACAAAATGCTCATTGTGTAGTTACATATCAATCAACTGTAGGTATTACTGCTATGTTAAAAGGTGTACCTGTAATATGTGATGAAGTAAGTATGTGTAAACCTGTTTCAATTAATTATGTTGATATTGAAAAAGAATATGTAAGAGATGATGACCTTGTAAACAAATGGATAGATAGTTTATTAGCAAATCAATTTACTATGCAAGAAATCGCAAATGGCACAGCAAAAAGAATAGTGGACAAATATGATAATAACTCATAAATTAGCTTGGGATAAATGTCTATCTCACCAAATCTGGCCAGCCATAGAAAAGGGTTGGAAAGATAATGGTAAAAATGTACACTTCTTTTGGGGTTTAGCAGGTAAGAATATAGCTGAAATAAACCAGTGTGAGGCGAACGGAGAAGAGTGGTGGTACATAGATGTTGGTTACTTGACCAATCAGATTACAAGATATCCAGAACCTAAAATCAATGACTATGACACAACATACTTTAGAATATGTAAAGGTAATATACACACAATTCGTATGCATAGTGCATCACCAGACAGGTGGAATGTATTACAAAAACAAGGTATAGATGTAGAGTTTAAAGGTTGGAGAGATAGTGGTGACCATATTCTATTATGTCCTTCATCACCAACTGTATGTCAGTTTATACACGGTATAGACCAAAAAGAATGGATTGCTAGAGTAGGATTACAACTATCTGAAATCACAGATAGACCAATTAAGATTAGAAATAAACCAAGACCTGGAAATGAGTTTTGGGATACAGATATAAAAGATGATTTAAAAAACGCTTGGTGTGTAGTAACTAATATGTCATTATCAGCGATAGATGGTATCCTAAATAATACACCTGGCATAACGCATCAAAGAAATGTGGCCAGTTTCGTAACAAGTAGAAAACTAGAATTGATTGAGAAGCCATTTAAACCTGGTAGAAAGACTGTACAAGAGTGGTTACATTTAATTGCTAATCATCAATTCACCATACAAGAAATAGAGGATGGTGTGGCATGGGAAACTTTAAAGGTACAGTACCAGTTAGATGGATAGGTTTTATACTTGCCATTTTAGGCGTTTATGTGTTATCATCTGCTAATGTTTCTACACAATGGCTAGGTTGGACTATATCTAGCATATCGTGTACCATATGGGTGTATATGGGTTATAAAGACAAAGATATACCTCGTATGTTAATGGAATTAGTTTATGTTTTTTTAAGTATTAGAGCAATATTGAATTGGTTAAATCTATGAATTTTGTATGTGTATATTGGGGTGATAAGTATAAAACTGATTATGTACAGAACTTGTACAATATGGTGCAAAGACACCTTACAATTCCCCACAAATTTATTTGTTTTACAGACCATGTCAAATTACACAAGATTGTAAAAGGCGACATTGAGTTTAGACAATTTAAACACCACGATTATCAAACTTGGTGGAATAAGTTACAACTGTTTAGTGAAGATGCTGAGTTAGAAGGACCAAATCTTTATATGGACTTAGATGTGGTTATTTTAGAGAATATTAATGAGATGGCCACATTTGGAGATGATGATACCTTTGGTGTAATTAATGACTTTAATCCACAAAGTGGTTTTTTCAATTCAAGTGTGATGAAATTTAACACTAAAATTGCCAATAGTGCCATATGGGTGCCATTTTTACAGGATAAATCTAATTATCTAAGACACCAAGGTGACCAGAATGTAATGTCTATGTTAATCAAAGGTAATAAACATCTAAAGGTTATGCCAGACGAATGGACTTTTTCATATAAGTGGAATAATAGACAAAATCCACGATACCATAAGACAGAATGGACATTTGAAAAAGGAATCGGTAAGGTGGCCGTCTTCCACGGAGCGCCAAATCCACACGAATCGCAACAAGAATGGGTGAAAATCAACTGGAAGTAGTGATTTTCTGCTGGTCAAAAGTGACGCAGCCTCAAAAACCCTTGTAAATACTTGTTTTTTAAGACAAAAAAAATTCAAAAAAAGTTAAAAAAGCGCTTGACTATGGTGGCCAGACCTGATAGGATATGTGTATAAAATGATTAATAAAAGAAAGGACAAATCATATGAGTAAGACAAAAAACTGGCTTTGGGACGAAGCTGAAAAATTTGTTGACCAGGTGGTTGACAAAATCAAACAAGGTGTGATAACCTTAGAACAAGGTTCTAAAGAAATTAAAGATAATAAAGATAATTATGCTTTAGAATTAGTTGGCATTGAATATGATGACCAAGTTGACGAATACTTATATTATGCAATGGGTGGTAAATAATGAAAACATTACTTCAACATATTAAAGATATTAACGCTCAATCTAAAAAGTGGATGAATGAAAATCCAGGCAGTTGGGCTGGTATGGTACCAGAAGATATTAAATTCTGGAATGACCAAGGTATTTTTACAGTTGAAGACTATGAGCGTGATAGTCTTATCACAAGTGTATATGAAATGCACAAAGACGCTTATGGTGTAAAAGGTCGTCATTATGATTTTGATAATATGTCAAATAAAGAATTAGAAGAAGAATTAGACCGTTTATGTGCTGTTGCAAAAGCAGAGCGTGAAGCGGAAGAAAAGTTTGAAGAAGCTGCCTATCAGACTTTCTTAAAAAGAATTGCAGAAAATATTAAACTTGGTGCAAGTGATAAAGAAACTGCCATTAAATGGATTTTACAATCTGAGGGGCTTGACAATGAAAAAGATTCAAGTTATATTTGTTACTCTCTTGGATTAAGTTATGACAAAGAATACTTATTTAATACTAAACACTAACAAAGGACTATACTATGATAATTAATACAGGTGATTATGTTTACACAAAAGATGGTAGAGAAGGAACTATCATCAATATCGGTATTGCTACAGAAAAAGATGATATAGCGGCTGAGAATGAAACATCTCTAAATGCAAAAACTTACGACACTGATTTAAACTATGTTGGCGCCATTACATATACAGGCGACACAGGTACACATTGGTGTTATTTTAATCAAATCTACAAAGTAGAAGAAAGTGCTACAAATGAAATATAATGAAGATAAAATCCTCAAAGAGGTATTAGATTACATTAAAGGTACATATGGGCAACATTATGCTCAAGTATCTGATGGTGTTCAAGTGCAAGACTTATTAAGGTCTTGTGGTATTGATAAAGATTTTTGCCAAGCAAATGCAATTAAATATCTTGCAAGGTTTGGTAAAAAAGATGGTCGTAACAGAAAAGACCTATTAAAAGCTGTACATTACATTGTACTATTAATGAATTCAGAAGACCAAAAGGAGAAAAAATGATGAATGATATTCTGAATCATATTGATGACCTGAAGAAGATTCGTGGTCTTATTAAGAGTGGTGATACCAAAGCCGCTGTCAAACAATGTGAAGAGTGCATTGCTTACTATGAAAAGGAAGCAGCTGCATTTGACAAATGGTGTGATGAGGAAAGTCAAAAAGAATTTCCTACTCAAGCGGATTTGTTCGAAAAAGAGGGGGTACGGTAGTGCATAGAGCTCTTGATTCGTCTGTCCTGGCGCATCCTAGAGAGTTTTTCCAGCAAGAAAGCGTGGGTTTTCACGCTTTTTTAAGGGCTTGCCATTTCCAGACGGTTATGGTATATTATAACAATAAAAGAGAAAGGTCGTATGTTTACATATAATAAAGAAAATCTATTTGCAGAATTTAAAGATGCAAAAGAAAAAGACATTAAGTTGTCTAAAAAGAAATCATTATCTGAGAAAGAAGTTGACAGATATGATAATAGAATTCAATTTTTTAAAGACCATATTGAATTGAAAGCAAAGCATCCTGAATATTATTCAGATGTTGATGTTAAGTTTGATGCATTACTAAACTTGTATCAAACTCCATCTCCAAGAGATGCATTTTACAGGTCTATTTTTGGTATGTCATATGCTGAAAAGATGGCAGAATCTCAGTATGATAAATCTGAAAGAGAAGCTACAAGAGATTTAAATTAATGGCTATTATCTATACTAATACATCAAGTGGTACATTGAGAAAGAATAGGAAGAAGATGCATAATCTATCTGATAATCAACTTGCTCAATACAAAGAAGACTTGCGTTTGCATAACAAACAAATGAAAAAAATTGGTATGAAAAAACATATGTTGTCTTTAGATGATTATATTAAGTATAGATTTGGTATGTTAAAACCTAAAACTGAACATATTATTGGTTCTTATGAACCTGAAAAAGTTTACCGAAGAGAGTCACCTAATTATCCTAGTGCGAGTACAAAACTAGGTAATGGTGGCACGATTGACCATAAACAAAGGCAAGAGCGATTAGAAATATCTAAACAATATTCTATCGTACCTGCCTACAACAAAGGTCCTTATATGGTTGTTGGTAAAGAGGACTTAAAAACAGCAGGAAGAAAAGTATGAAGAAACTATTATTAACAATTGCAATGTTAGTATCTTTATTTGCGAATGCTACAAACGCCGAAGAAAATAAAGTTACTACTTGGTTGCAAACTGAGTGGAATGACATTGTTGAATTTCAAAAAGTAAATTGGCAAGAGGGTAAAGAACAACTTGCTAACAATAAATTACAAATTCAAACATTATTTCAAAAGGTGAGAAATTATGTATCACAAAATTAGTCAGTTTTGCGATAAGATAGATAGTATAAAGACTCAGGCTGATAAACTTAGAGAACTAAAGTACAATCAGCCTAAGTCAGTTGAAAGAGATTTTATGATTGATAATTTGATACAACAAATACAAGCAGATTGTTATGTGGTATCACAAGACAAAGGTGAATATGGTAAAATTGACGAGGATATTCCTGGTCCTACTCCTACTGAGTGGCTGTAGTACAAATAGAAGTACAAACGGTGCTTTCTTAGGCGGTGCAACAACAACAGCTATGTGTGCTGAGGCAGGTGTTACAAACCCTTATGCAATAGCTACTTGTGCTATGGGTGGTGCGTTTGCAGGTGCAGAATTAATGTATAAATCAGACTTTGATGTACACAATGCAGTTTTTGTAGACCATTTAAACACAAGTCCTTACGGTTCAAGTTATACAAATTGGTATAATCCTAAAACAGGTAACTCTGGTATAATTCATACAACAAAATCATACTTAGAAGGACCAATTAAGTGTAAAGAATATGATGCTACAATAGATATTACTAATAACTGGCCATTAGTTGGTATCGGTGGTGTTAATAGAGAAGTGGTTTTTGGTACAGCGTGCCAAATGCCTGATGGCCAATGGGTGGAGAAAAAATAATGACAGAAAGTGAAATAAGAACAAAAATAGAACATTTGAAGGCTGAGATTGCAGAATTAGAAGAAGAAAAAGAATTAACTAATAACCAATCCAGGCTTGACTTTATAGAAGATACCATTTATAATACAAAGGATAGTATAAAGAAGTTACAAAATTATGTTTGACCCTTTACAATATGTAAAAATTAGAAGATACCTGACCTGGACTTTTATAATGATTATATTTTTATTGATTTCAGGTATTGCAGTAGGCAGTGATTATACAACTATTAGACCTATTGACCCTAAAGAAGTAAATGGTCAATTTTGTTATATTAAAGTGACTATCAAACAAGAAGGTGATGAGATAGTCAAAGAAGAAATTTTGGAGTGTGCTGATGGTAGAAAGCGTTTTGATGGTCCTAGTTATTGGGAACTATTTGCTCAGTTTTACTACAATGATGTGAGTACCCCAGAATACTGCCGATATTATAGTCGGAACAGACACGCTTTTAAAACACCAGGAAAGGTGTGTTTATTACAAAATGGTGAATGGGAGGTTAAATAATGATTAAAACATTAATTATTATTGCTTTATTAGTTATTATCTTTACAGATATATCTAGTGAACAGGCGTTAGACTATGTTCAATCCACGCTTGACTTTCTTCAAGGATTAGTATATGATATGAAAGAGAGTGATAAATTATGATAAAACTTAAAACATTAACTGCTGTCTTAGCTGTTGCAAGTTTAACTGCTTGCTCTTCTATGAACAGTACATATAAAATCAAATCAGAAAAAGGTGATGTTGTTGATAAAGTGCCTGCTTGGTATATGGCAGACATCAATGAATCGAAAGCTTGTAATACTTCAATCTTTACAAGTGAAGATAATGATAAACAATGTATCTATGGTGTAGCTACGGCTGTATCTCCTGATTTACAATTATCTATTGAGAAAGCTAAAATGATGGCTAAGTCAGAATTGGCAGACATTATTAAAGGCGAGATGAATAAAGAATCAAAACAATTCATCACTGAATTAGGTAAAACAGAAACTAAATCAATTGTGACCGAAGTTGAAAGTGCTATAGTAAATAAAATTACTTCTACAAAAGTTAGAGGTTATGAAATATTTGCACAAGATGTAACACTTACAAAAAATGGTTATTACAGAACTTGGATAGGTATGAGATTGCCTTTAGGCAAATTCAATAAGATGTACAATTACACTATTGAAGAGGCCGTTGATGCATACAATTTAAATGATGCAAGTAAAAAGGCTTGGGATAACCTAAAAAAATCAGATGACGATAGTAGTTTACAGTAAAAACAATTGTGTCTATTGCAACAAGGCAAAGGCCTTACTGAAAGGCCTTGGCCAAGAGTTTACTGAAAAGAAAATGGAAGATTTTGAGTCAGTAGATGTTATGTTAGAAGATATTGGTAAGAAAGTTAGAACAATGCCACAAATAAAAATTGATGGTGAACTAATTGGTGGTTATAATCAACTAGTTGAATATTTTACTGATAAAGGTAAAGTTAACTTTAAAGGTGAGATTGTATAGTGTCAGATGATAAGATTATTGTATTTCCTACAAACAGAATACAACACAAAGAAAATACAGGCAAGGTATTAGATGATAAACAACATCAAAAACTTGTTGAGGCACAGACAAAAGAATTTGTTGAAGGTAATGTTGACGATATTGCCTACACATTACTAGATAAATTTGTAGCTATGGGAATAAAAACAGACCATGTGAACTTTACTGCTGACTTAGCATTAGTCATTGACTCAATTAGAGGTTTGATTTATAGAGATTTTAATAAATCACACCCAGCTCAAAGACTTGCAGATAAAATGGTAACAGTTAATAATAAGAATGGTCAAAAGATAGCAAGATTAAATTATAGTGAAGTATTAGGTATTACACACAAAGAACATAAACCAATACCTAAGACTATACAAGATGAAATTAAAGATATGTCAGATATGGGTGGTATAGAATTTGTACCAGACTTTGACCCCGAAAATGACAATAAATGAATTCAGATATGCAAACTACAAATGTACGCTTTGCCTATCGAATAGTGGCGACTTAACGCAAAAGTGAAAGGAGAAACAATTATGTTTCAATATATTATGAACAAGCTAACATCTAAAGGAGAAACTGATATGGCTAGAACTAAAACTTCAAAAACAGATAAGGTAAGAAACCTTTTCGCAACAGGACAATCTGTAACTTGGAAAACTCTAAGGAACAAATTTGACCTAACTTCACCTGCTTCAATGGTAGGTAAGTTAAGAAATGAAGGTTTGATGATTTATGAAAATAGAACATCTGCTGGAGTTTCATATAGAGTAGGTACACCTAGCAAAGCGGTAATCGCTGCTGGTCAAGCCGCTTTATTTGGTAAACAAGGTTACGCTCAAACAGCGTAGTTTAACTAATGGTGGTGGCCGAGTAATCGGCCGCCATTTTTAAATGTATATGACAGAATTTAAAAACGGTATTTTTAACTTATTAAAAAGACTTGGTTCAACAAGTTTAGGTAGAGCTACTGTTTACACTATTGGTCACATAGTAATTGCAATGACTTGTAACAGATTAATAACAGGTGCAGAATGGTCATTAGCAGGAGTTGATGCAATAGTAGAACCTATAATTAATGGTGGGTGGTATTACCTACTAGATAAAATGTGGACACGAAATGGCAAAGTATTATAAAATTTCACCAAAATTTAAAAAATCAATTTATGAATATCAAACATTTAGAGATGAAGAAAAAGGTGTTTCTTGTGAAACTGAGGAAATGTACCGTTGGGGTCATTGTATTTTAAAAGTTGATAATGATGAAGAACTAACAGACATTATAGGTGATAAAGATGATGCCTATAATGAATTTGAATTTGACCATACAATGGTTGAAGACCAAGAGGTGGATGACCAGTGTTCTTTTTATTTTAATGATGTAAAAGGAATGAGTGTTGAAGAATTAGAAGAAAAATATGATGAAGATGGCCACGATTATATACTAGATACTTTTGGTGAACCACACGATTTTTATACCGTGTACCACGGTGAACTTGAAGTAAAAGATGTTACAGATGAGTACACTAAATAAACACGAAAGATTGGTTATTACATTGGCAGAAAATAATAAAGATAAAAAGATGACAAGAAAAGTTGATACCTATGAGTATCAATCTCTAGCTGATTGTATTAGAAGTGACCAAGTACCAGCTAATGAAATCGCAGAACTATTTACAGACAAGGCCTTTTACAATTGGTATTCTGCTAAATACTTTACGCATAAATAGGAATATGAATTGAAGGAGAAATTATGGTAACACAAAACCCAAATTTAATTAGTAAACAAGCAATGCAAGCCACATCTAGTACAGATGGTTCTGGTGTTGTATTAATGTCTGAAGTTTTAACAAAAGTTAATAACGCAAAAGACAAACCAAAAAAGATTCAAGTATTACGAGATTACGACAATCAACCTTTACGACAAGTATTGAAAGGTGCATTTGACCCAAAAATTGAGTGGGACTTACCAGCAGGTGACCCACCATATATTGCAAATGAGGCACCGATTGGTACTGAACACGGTTTACTTAGAAATGAAGCTAAGAGATTATGGTACTTTGTAAAAGGTGCAAATAATGAACTTACTAAGACACAAAAGGAAACTATGTTTATTCAGATGTTAGAAGGATTACATAAAGATGAGGCAAAACTTCTTTTAGGTATGAAATCTAAATCATTGAATAAGATGTACAAAGGTTTAACCGAATCAGTTGTTAGAGAAGCGTTTGGTTGGAATGCCGACTTTGTAAAACCAGAACAAAACTAGAACATATAGCTGGTCAATACTGTCGCAGCCATCAAAAATCGCATAAAATAACAGCTTTTTTTTAAAAAAAGTGCTTGACTAATATACAGGATAGTGTATATTGGACACATAATATAAATAATTGAGAAAGGATATTATGAAAAAATTTATTATGACGGTTTTGATTGTGAATGGCCTGCTGTGGTTTGGCCTTTCTAGTCTAGCCAAAGCGAATGATTACAATACGGCTGTTTTAGGTCATGTGGTATCAGAAACTATTAAAGGTACAGACATAGACCATACTGCTTTACTTGAAGCAGAAATGAGCAAAATTGCTCATCAATTTGCATTACAAATGACCTTTGTTATGCAGAAACATTTACCTCAAATCCTTGAAGGTTTAGCCGCTGACATTAGATTACAAGCAGATAAAGAATACAAATGTTCTTTAATGGAGGACACAACTTATAAGTGTGAGTAAAATTTATGGCTAAACTCAAATCAAAAAAATTTAAAGATGATGTACCTGAGATACCATTTCATTATGATTTCTATTTGGTATATTGGGAGGATATTCAATCAGATGCTGGTTGGAAAACTATAAAAGATATTGAAAGAATGAAACCTGCTATATGTGTATCAACTGGTTGGTTGGTAAAACAAGATAAAAAGGTTCATATTTTGATGAGTGACTACAATTATGATGATAATTACGAACTTGCAGATGGTGGTAACACAACAGTTATACCAACTAAGAATGTAATTAAAAAATTCAAAATTGCAGATTTATAAACAAGTGAAACGGGAGAATATATATTATGACGCAAGTAAAAAAGTCCAAAGAGTTGGACCACTATCTGAAATCTGTTATTAATACAGTACCAGATAAAATAAAAGCCTTTGAAGAGAATAGTAATGAGTCTAAAATGGTTTACTATACAGGCAATTGGGCAACAGATGTACTTAACAATTACACTGAAAAACAATCAGAAAAAATCTTTAAGAAGATGAGTAAGTTTATGGATAACCCCAACTTACAATTCTTTCAAAAAAGAAACAAGCCGATTGAGATTGGTACTTGGTCTGAGTACGGCGAACAAAAACCCGAAACAATATACAGTTATGAATATATTGTAGTAAGGAAATAATGAAACAATTTTGGCAAAACTTCAAAATTGTTTTAAACACTTTAGCTTTTGTAATAGTGGTACTTTTTTGTGTGGGAATTTACCACTATCACACTATACAAGTTGAAGCAAAAGAGAGAACTCTTGTAGAGTTACCAGACTTTGAACACACAAACAATCAACAATTTTTAGATAATGTCAATCAATGTGTTGATTATATTTACCACAATACTAGTGATATATTTCCTGTAAGTAGAGAATTACTATTAGCTCAGGCCGCCTTAGAAAGTGGTTGGGGTACAAGTAGATTTGCGAGGGAAGGGCACAATTTATTTGGTATGAGAACTTATGATTTGCAGGAACCCCATATGTTACCTTCAAATAGTCCTAAAAAATGGGGTGTTAAAGTTTATATGCACGAATGTGATAGTGTTTTACATTATATAAACACACTAAATAATGGTACAGCTTTTGAAGAGTATCAAAAACTGAGAGATGAGGGAGAAACAAATCCCATTAAATTATTGCATACACTTGATGCATATGCAGCCGATAAAAATTATTTTGCAAAGGTTGAATCTATTATCAATTTAATTAGGGAAGAATATAGCTTAAACTATATCAAATAAAAATGTTTACTATTTTAATTACATTTCTATCAGCCATTTCTATATCTGCTATTGCGGCTGGATATTCTATTATAGGTCTAGCGACATTATTTGCTGGTGCAACAATGCCAATTATAGCAATGGGTAGTGCGTTAGAAGTAGGTAAACTTGTAGCCGCCAGTTGGTTATATAATAATTGGCGCAATGAACTTGTACCAAAAACTATAAAAGCATATCTTACATTTGCCGTTATTGTTTTAATCTTTATTACATCTATGGGTATCTTTGGTTTCTTATCAAAGGCACACCTTGACCAAGTGCAACCTACATCTAGTAATAATATTAAAATAGAATTAATAGATACACAAATTAAACAACAACAATTAATAATAGACAGGTCACAAAAGACAATAACTCTATTAGACCAGACACTTGAAAAATATATTGATATGGAATATGTCACAAGAGGTTTAAAAGAGAGAGAAAAACAAGCACCTGAAAGAGAAGCATTAACACAGGCAATCAATCAAGCAAGTGATAAGATTGCAGAACTTACTACACAAAAAGGTAGTTTACAATTAGAACAAGATAAGATAGAGGCCGAAGTAGGACCTATTAAATACATTGCAGAATTAATTTATGGTGATGAGGCAAAAGACCACTTTGATGAAGCTGTAAGGTGGGTTATCATAATGTTAATATTTGTCTTTGACCCTCTGGCTGTATTACTATTAATAGCAGCTAACATATCATTGAGGAGTAGAAAAGTTGCAAGAGAACAAGACAAACAAAAAATCCAAAAAGATTACCAGAAAGAAGCTACTAACGCAAAAGTTAGAGCGAAAAGTTTGCGAGATAGAGAAAAAATTTACAAAGATTTTTTTAAAAAATTAGGTCAAAGAGACCTAAAAAACCGTGATTATGAGCAGTTTTTTAGAAGTTTAGGGGCCTCCGAATTGAGAAAATTAGGGTTGGATCCTGATGAAATTCGTATAAAACTAGACCAGATTATGGAATGGAATGAAATGCCTAAGAAATAGGCTTGCCAAATGAGTGAGGAAGTGTTAATATTAAGAATGATTACAAGTGAAGATTTAAAAAGACTTATGGGTGACAAACTAGAAACTGAAAATAGAATTAATAAGGTTATGGAAACCTGTAAGAATTCAACTACAGATTGGGCTAAAAATTATTGGTTCAGTGTGTGGCAAAAATTGTGTATAAAATACGATAGAATGGATTTATACAGAGCAAACTTACATTAGGATATATTATGAATATTTTTTACCTTGACAAAGACCCTATCAAAGCTGCTGAAATGTCCTGTGACAAGCATGTGACTAAAATGATTTTAGAATCAGCACAGTTATTATCCACTTGCCACCGTGTACAAGACGGTACTGAGTATTATGATAAGACAGCCAATGGTAGAAAGATTAAAAGGTGGAAACATCCTAATAATAATATGGACGCTATATTGTACAAAGCTGGTTGGATTAAACACCCTAGTACACTATGGTTATTTGAAAGTGCATATAATTATATGTGGTTATATAATCACTTTATTGCTTTAAATGAAGAGTGGAAGAAAAGATACGGCCACACAAAAGACCATTTAGCCGTACAAAAACTAGGTCAATTACTTAAAACCCCACCAAAAAATGCAAAGATAAATAAAATTGCAACACCTATTAAACCTGCTATGCCTGAACATTGCAAAGTACCAGGTGATGGCGTTGCTAGTTACAGAAAGTATTACATACTAGAAAAGAAAAGATTTGCTACTTGGAAAAGTCCAGCAAAAACACCAGAATGGTATAAAGAAGGAGTAAAGAATGCCAGGATATAATAGAGAAAATATGATTGAAGCGATTGAACAACACGCTAAAGGCCACATTGCTAAACACTCAATGAATGTTGAGGTTTATTTAAAAAATGCAGCTGGTGTTGGTGAACATCCAGATATTTTAGAAGCAATTGAAAAAGAATTAAAAATCATTGCTGAATACCACGACCAACTTGAAGTATTAAATAAATATTTTAAGACTAAAGACCCATTTAAAGGGGAGTAATATGCCAACATACGATTTTGAAAACACTAAAACAGGAGAAGTGACTACAGAAATGATGTCAATGTCTGAGTTAGATATTTTCAAAAAGAAAAACCCACATATGAAACAATTAATATCAAAAGTTAATATTGTTAGTGGTGTAATGGGTATGGGTAGAATGAAAACTGATGGAGGGTGGAATGACAATTTGCAAAGAATTGCCGAAGCACACCCTACATCACCACTTGCAGATAGATATAAAAAGAAATCTATCAAAGAAGTTAAAACACAACAGGTGTTAAAGAAACACCGTAACAAAAGAGGTAAATAATGGCAGATATACCTGATTATTTAAGAGAGTATGACCTTAATGATGATTGGGGTTTTACGCCTGTCAGTAAGGCGCCAGAAACACCAACGGTAGACACTTCCGTTATTGAAACAAATAATGTTGAATTAGCTAAAGTCAAGTCAGATGTTTCAGACATTAAAGCTATGATGAATGAAATTATGCAGATAGTGGCAGAAAAAGACCAAGTAACACAGACACTAGAAAGTGAAGATGTTACTGCTAGGTTTAAAGAAGTAGAGAAATTGATTTTACCATTTTTATATAATCTACAAAAAAGTGATGAGCCATATATTCATTGGCCAAATAGAGGACCAATCATTAAGGCTCAAATT